CGCAACAACTGCAAGTGAAACGATGAAAACCCAAGCGCATGCGCCCATTGCGATTAGAACGCGCCACTCGGTGGGGGTGAGGTACATCATATGACGATCTCCGCCTTCTTACTCACAATGCTATTGATATGCTTCCAAGCATCGGGCGAACCATCTGCCCAGCCGCTACCGTCATGGTAGCGCCACGCAATGATGCTGCCCAAATTCATCAACTTTTTGGCCTTCCAAATTTTAAGAGCCTTGTGTGTGGCGGCAACGGCAACATGCTCATTGCCCAAAAGATCAACCAAAACCATAGCGCGCATTCTGTGTCTCCGTTATCGTGCCAAGCGCACGGCTAGGCGCACCAATTACGATGCGCCCGCCTTACACTCGTTAAAGCGCGAAGTCACCGCCAAGGGCCTTGACCGCTTCGGCCCGCTCCTTCGCGAGCTTGATCTCGTTCGCCACGTCGACCATGATTGCGGCCTTCCGCGCGTCGTTTTGCTTGTCGAAAAGCGCATCGAGGTGCGCGGCTTGCCCGCTTGCATCCAAGGCCTTGAACGCGGCCTTTGCCTCGTCGCTCGCCTTCATGCCGAAGAGCTTCCGCACAACCGAGCGCCGAACCTTCACCTCGTCCGTCACGGCTTGGCCCGGCACACGTGTGCCCCACTGCCCGGCTTCAAGCGCATCAACAACCGCTTGCATCATGCCTTTGCCGATGTCACTCGCATCGCCGCCGCTTTCTTCCGCGACTTTCTTCGCGCTTGCGGCCGCGTCCGCCACCTTTTGCGTCAAGCCGTGCAAGACGAGCTTACCAATGATGTCATCCTTGAGGTTTTCAAGATTGATCGTCACGCTCTTACCACGAGCGGCAATGTCAAAAGTCTTGGGCAGGTTCAATTCGTACTTAGCCATTTTTCATTCTCCGTTTGTGAAGTCTTGATTGACTTCCACTTGCGCACCATTGCCGATGCGCAAAAGGCTGTCAAGCCGTTAGTTGAAATCGCCGCGAATAAACATGATACTGGTTGCATCATCGCGTTCCAACAACAGCCCGTAAAACGCATCGGCTTCCAATTCATCCTCGAACACTTCGGCAAAGCGCACGGTGCTATTTCCGATTACAGTCCACGTTACCACGTAAAGCATTTGGCGTCTCCGTTGTTGATGCAACCAATATGACTCGCATTCTATTCCGCGTCCAGCCCCTTTGTTAGAATGATTTTGCTATCTTACACCCAATCCCATGCCCCACTGCCCACACATTGCCCGCGCCATGAGTTGCCCATCCGCAACACCAACTGAACCAGACCCCCACCCCCATTCACCTGCAGGCGGGAAAACGATTTTGGCTGACCGCCCCCTCACCCCCTGCCCCATGTACCTCGCAAATTTTGTGTGATTTTTCCAGCCCCATCCATATCTGTTCCTGATATGTATTGTCCGCGTGGCGGATCGTACATATCAAACTACGAGTGTGAAGCCGAGTTTCGGATATGGCCGGCCGCCGCGCGGTTGACAGCCGCGCCCGCGCGAGGTATCTTGCGGCTTGAAAGGAGATCGGCCGTGGACCTATCGACGTTGACAGTTGCAAGGGCGATGCCCATGGAAGTAGGTGAGCCGCGTGAGCTGACGCAGGCCGATCTTGAGTTGGCGAAGCAGGCTGATACGCCCAAGGCGCGGCTGGGCCGCTTGCGGGATCGGCATCATCAGGTGGCGCGGTTGCTTGCCCTCGGCACTAAGCCATCGGCGATCTCCATCATCACCGGGTATACTGCCTCGACGATCTCGAACCTGCAAAGCGATCCCGCATTCCAGGACCTCCTCGCCTTCTACCGCGACGACGAGGATGACGAATACCGTAAGATGCGCGCACAGCTTTCCGGGCTGGGCGACGACGCACTAGCCGAGCTTCGTCTGCGACTGGAGGAAAGCCCAGAGAAGTTCTCCGTCAAGGAACTCCGCGAAACCATCGTCATGGTAGCCGACCGCACCGGCAACGGCCCGACATCAAACGTCAAGACTGACGTCAACGTCACCGTAGGCCTAGCCGACCGCCTTGCCGCCGCACGCGCACAGGCCGCCGATCGCGTCCTCGACCTCACCACTTTGAAAGACGTCACCCCAAAGGAGGGTTAATTGGCCCAGGCCACTCGCACATCTACACCCGGTAACGGGTACTCGCACATCTGGAACCTCGTAGACGGTGACGCCAATGGCAACGCCATCACACATATCGGGGCCAGCGACCGCACCCTCCACGTCTTCGGCGCCTTCGACGGCGGGACCATCGTCCTGCAGGGATCGAACGACCCCGACGCCGCCGAGTGGGCAACCCTCCACGACCCAAGCGGCGCACCACTTTCCTTCACCAGCGCGGGTATCGCCCTCGTCGCCGAGAACCCGTACTGGCTGCGCGCAATCGCAACCGGTGCTGGTTCCGGCCTCGACGCTTCCGTCGCACTTCTTTCCAGGAGTTAACCATGAACCAGGCTGAAGCCGTTGAGGCCTCGCGTCTATTCCTGCACCAGTTCCGTGGTGTGGCGCAATTGGCCGAGGCCATTCAATCTCTCCCCGATCTCGACGACCGGATCAAGGTACGTGAAACGCGTCTAACGCAGCTTGAGGCTGAAGTCAAAGACGGTGAAGCAAAGCTGGACGAAATCCGTTCACTGGTTTCACAGGAGCGGGAAACGCTCGCCCGCGCGCGGAAGGAGATCGAAGACGCGAAACGTGAGTCACGCGACAAGATCAAGACGATGAAGGACGAGGCCGCTGCCGAGATTGCAGCCGCTCAAGTCGACGAGGCCGAACGCGCCCGGCACGTTGCCGCAAATGCGGCACTGGAAGCCGAACGTGCCGATACCGCCCTTGCAACTGTGAAGGCGGAAACCATCGCCAAGCAAGCTGAGCTTGACGCCATCAACGCAAGCCTTGAGGAGGTGCGGCGCAAGCTGCAGTAACGCATGAGCGTCAATTACAACGCAGCGGTCAAGACCGCACGAATGACCGCTACGCGAGATTACTTCGCCAACGGCTCACTCGAAATCCTCGACGGGTCTAACAACGTGCTGGCGACCTTCGGCCTATCCGCAGGCGGTGGTACAATTTCCGGCGACACCTGGACCCTGACTTGGGACGCGACTACAGTTGCCGCTTCTGGCGCTGGCACCGCCGCAGGCGCGCGCTTGAAAAACTCCGGCGGCAGTTCCCATCTCACCGGCCTCACCGTCGGCACTTCTGGCACTGACATCATCATCGACAATACGTCGATTGCCAGCGGCCAGGATTGCACCATCGTTTCCTCAACCCTGCAGCACGCTACGTAATGACTGTCATCGGCACGCCTTTCTTCGGCTCAAGTTACGCTGACGATTGGGACGGCAGCAGCGGGCTCTATGACTACACGGTAAGCGTCGGTTCGGCAGTCGCCGGGCGGACAATGATTGTCGCTATTATAGTTGATGATGGGGGCAGCGTAGCCTTCAACGGAGCGCTTCTCGACCCTGCCGGGACGTATGAGACCGACGCGGATGTCATACAGACACTGACAAACAGCACCATTCTGGTTAGTGTTGATGTGCCCAGCGGGGCATCGGGCAGCCTGACCTTCCGCGTCAAGTTCGCAGACGACTATCGTTCCACCTCCATTCACGGCGCGGTCTTTACCGGAATTGACATAGGCTCATTGGTCTACGCCAACTCCACTTCGGATTATCTCGACCTCGGGGCAAGCGTGCCAGCTGATGAGCACCTGATCCTACTAGGCGGCCGCCACAATCTATCAGGCATTCCCGGCTCATGGTCCGGGGTTCCTGATGCTGATATAACCTACGACACAGAAACACTTGGCGGGTCCTGGGCCACACTGAATGGGTACGTAGAATACACAGACGGCGGTGACTACAGCGCCATAACGGGCGGCAACTTCTACCGCTTCATCGGCTTCCGGGTCGCCGAAGGTGGCGGCGGTGATCCGGCTTTAGAGCTATCGTTAACCGCACAGGAAACCGGGGCCGATCAATTCAACGGCACGCTTGAGGTGCTCAACGCCTTGGCGTTAGCGGGACAGGAAACAGGTAGCGACGATTTCACAGCAACGTTAGACGTTGAGAATGAATTAGCATTTACGGCGCAGGAAACCGGTAGCGACACATTCGCTGCTGCATTGAAAGCAATTGCCGGCCTTGATCTTGTTGCGCAGGAAAGCGGCAGTGACGTGTTTGCCGGAGAACTTACGCGCAGTGTTGGGTTAACGCTTGCGGCGCAAGAAAGCGGCAGCGATACATTTGCGCTTGAACTTGCAGTCGCCAACACGCTTACGTTGGCCGCGCAGGAAAGTGGTAGTGATTTCTTCCGGGTCGTCATCGGCGACATTGGCGAAGGCAGTGCTGGATGGCCGCTGCGTAGGAGACGAAGGGCTTGAATAATCTCGAACTAATCTTGGCGCTGGCCTCCTTCGAGAAGGACCCTTTGGGGTTCGTCTACTTCGCGTTCGAGTGGCGGGTGGGTGAACTTGCTGACGACTCAGGCCCGGAAGAGTGGCAGGTTCAAATCCTAACCGACCTCCGCGACGGGTTGATTTCCGCCAGCGAGGCGATCCAGCTTGCCCGTACCTCCGGCCACGGTATCGGCAAATCCGCGCTTGTCGCCTGGATCATCCTATGGGCCATCTCCACGATGGAGGACACTAAGGGCGTTGTCACGGCCAACACTGAAACGCAGCTTAAGACCAAGACTTGGGCCGAGGTGAACAAGTGGTATCGCCTGTTCATCGGCAAACAGCTATTCAACATCACCGCCACCGGCATCTTCTCCGTTGATCCGGAGCACGAAAAGACCTGGCGCGTCGACATGGTGCCGTGGAGTGAGAAAAACACCGAAGCATTCGCCGGCCTGCACAACAAGGGCAAGCGCATCCTAGTCGTGATGGACGAGGCCTCCGCTATCCCTGACGTGATTTGGGAGGTCACCGAAGGTGCGCTTACCGACGCCAACACGCAAATCATCTGGTGCGCCTTCGGCAACCCGACGCAGAGCAAGGGCCGGTTCCGTTCTTGTTTCCCCGGCGGGCAGTTCGCGCATCGCTGGAAGTCGGCCGCCATTGACTCCCGTACAGTCAGCTTTACAAATAAGGAGCAGATCGATCGTTGGATTGCCGACTACGGCGAGGACTCAGACTTCGTCCGCATCCGCGTACGCGGTATGTTCCCGCGAGTGGATGCGCAAAGCTTTATCCCATATGAGTTGGCGAAGGCCGCGACCCTGCGGGAAGTGCCGCACTTGGCCGGGTATCGCATCCGCATCGGCGTTGACGTAGGCCGCTTCGGCGACGACCCCTCAGTCATCTACCCACGCTGCGGGCCGGATGCCAGGAGCTTTCACATCGAGGTGCTGCTCGGCAAGGATACGATGGAGGTGGCCGCCGCTGTGGCTGCTGCCTACTACCGATTGAAAGCTGAAATGTGCTTCGTAGACGAGGGCGGTGTTGGCGGCGGTGTCGTTGACCGCCTGCGGATGCTGCGCATCCCGGTAGTGGGCGTCGACTTCGGTTCCGGCGCTGATGGCACTAACCTCGATGACGGAGCTAAATACGCCAACAAGCGTGCGGAAATCTATGGCGCAGTGCGCAATGAGTTGCAACGCGGCTTGTGCATCCCCGAGCACGTGCCTGGGAATTTCAGCGCCGGGATGGCGGGACTTGAAGTAACGCTGGTGCAGGAACTTGCTGCCGCCACCTATTCGCATAATACGCGGGAGGAAATCCTCCTCGAAAAGAAGAAGGACATCAAGCAGCGCGAAGGCTTCAGCCCGAACGTCGCCGACGCCCTCGCAACCACCTACGCTTTGCCGGAACACATCGACCTCCTATCCCCGATGGGCGTCCCCATTCAGCAGACGCCTCAACAAACTGACGACTACGACCCCTTTACGAAAGAAAGGCTACTAGCATGACCGCACGCGGTGGTTCTGAAAACAGGTCCGGGAGTGAAAGTTCCGGGAAGAAAAATCTTAGTGGGAAATTGAGGGGTGGCGGCGACACTACCGCTAAGGCTCACGACGGTAGCGGAAGTTCGGAGAATTTCATTTCCAACATCCAGCCAACGAATAGGCCGCCAGCTAGCAGTGCGTATGCAGGGACAACTCTGGTCGCCCGTGCGCATGACGGTAGTGGCACGGAAACAACCGTGCAGCAGCGTGATGGCACAACCGGCGCGACAGGTACACCACAGGTCAACACGCCTGTCGGTACTGATGGCGGCGAAACCACCAACACCGAGACGCCGAGGGGCGATAGCTCTGTTGTGCTTGCGGGCCAGGTCGGTGCTAAGAAAGACCGTAGCCCGGCACGCAGTAACAACTTCGTATCCCTAGTCGGTGGGGCAGGCGGCCTCGGCCGCAAAACCTCCACTGCCAAACGTACGCTAATCGGCGGAGCATAAACGTGAAGATCAAGCACGCAGTCCTTACTTCTAAGAAGCAGGCCCTCGAAGGGCTGCGGCTTGCCCGCGTTCCTTTCTGGCTCCACTGGCGCGAGTTGGCCGACTTCTTCCTCCCGCGCCGCTACGCCTGGCTTTTGAGCGACAACGAGTTCGACCGCATCCGAACCAAAAACCCCTTCATCCTCGACGGGACCGGAACGGGTGCGGCCAAGACGCTTGCCAGCGGCATGATGAACGGCATCACGTCGCCAGCCCGTCCATGGTTCCGCCTACGCGTGACCGGCCTCACCGACGAGCTTGACCACGAAAGCCGCGTCTGGCTAGACGAAGTCACGAAGCGCATGATGCAGGTGATGGCGGAAAGCAATTTCTACAACGCCATGGCCGTGCTTTACATGGACCTCGTCGTGTTCTGCACGGCAGGCATGCTCATCTACGAGGACGATGATAAGGTCATCCATTGCTACAACCCGGCTTGCGGCGAGTACTACCTCGGCCAGAGCCCGCAACTTCGCGTCAACACCTTTGCTCGTGAGTTCAAATACACGGTGCAGCAGTGCGTGACGGAGTTCGGGCTGGAAAATTGCTCCGAGCAGGTGCAGCGGGCGTATAAGCAGGGCGGCGCGTTGCTGTTCAAGACGGTTAAGATCGCGCATCTGATCGAACCGAATGACAAGCGGGATGGCAGTCTGTCAACCGTGTTCGCCTACCGGGAGTATTTCTGGGAAATTGGCGGCACTTCTGGCGCAGGGCAAGAGGCCGAAATCCTTCGCGTACGCGGCTACTACGACTTCCCCGCCATCGCAGCCCGTTGGGAAATCATGGCCAACGACGCCTATGGCACCAGCGGCCCGGCTATGGACGCCCTGCCTGATGTCATCCAGCTTCAAACTGAAACGAAGCTGAAAGCCCAGGGCCTGGACAAGATGGTCTCGCCTCCGGTGATCGCCGACGTGCAGTTGCAGCACAAGCCTACGGCCCTGCTTCCGCGCGGCATCACCTACGTCCACGGCGTTAACAACGTAGGTGTGAAGCCGATCTATACCGTCAATCCGCCTCTCGGTGAAATGTCGGCCGATATCCAGGACATCCGCGCGCGCATCCGCGAGACGTTCCATAACGAACTCTTTATGATGATCTCGCAGCTTGATACTGTGCGAAGCGCTGCGGAGATCGATGCGAGGCGTGAGGAGAAGCTGGTGCTGCTTGGCCCGGTTCTGGAACGCTTTGAGAACGAGGCCCTCGACCCAGCCATCAACCGCATCTACTCCATCATGGAGCGCAAGGGGCTATTGCCTCCTGCCCCGGATCAGATTGCGGGCGGCAATCTGGAAATCCAGTACGTGTCGATCCTATCCACTGCGCAAAGCGCCGTGTCGGCTGTACCAACCGAACGCTTCCTGCAACTGATTGGCAATATCTCGCAGCTGGTACCCGAGGCAATGGACATCCCGAACTTTGACGAACTGCTTCGCGGCTACGCGGACTCGATCGGCGTCAGGGCCAAGGACCTTAACTCCCGCGACACTACCGCAAAATTGCGACAGGTGCGGGCACAGACGCAGGATCAGGCCGCTGGCATGGCAGTCGCCGGGCAGATGGCAGAGGGCGCAAAGACGCTGTCGGAAACTGACGTGGGCGGCGGCGTGAATGCGCTGCAGCGGTTCCTGAGCTAGTGTGAGTTCCCGGTATGGTTCTTGACCATCCCTACAAAGTGAGGTAAACATGGCAATAAGCGACGACAAGCAGGCGGACCGCCTCAAACGCGAACTGGAGAAATTCGCCGCATTTGACGCAGCGCAGATTGACGAAACTCTCCGCTATCTGCTGGCGGATGAAGGCGGTCAGCGTCTCCTTTGGTGGTTGCTGGAAATCGGAAAGAGCATCGGCGTCCAGCCCTATACCGCCAACTCCGACTACACCATCTTCCAATGCGGGGAGATGAATGTGGGAATGCAAATACTAGCCCGCATAACTGATGCCCACCCTGTCGGCTTTGCCGAAATGCAGATCAAAAGGAAGAATGAAGATGAGTGGCGAAACACCAGAGCCAGCGAACTCGCCAGCGGCAACGACCTCTACTCCGACGTCCGAGAGCCCGACACCGGCTCCAGCGCCGGAGACCTCCAATACTAGCTTGGCGTCAACGGCCACTGCGCCGTTCGTCGCCCTGACGGCCGAGAGCTTCACGCTCCCGGAAGGCACTATCCTCCACCCTCGGGTGCTGGAAGTGTTTAATGACCAGGCCCTGACCCCGCAGCAGCGGGCGCAGGAAATGGTTAATCTGCATGCAACCCTTACACGTGAGGCGTCCGAAGGGGCTAGCCGTTCGCGGGAGGAAGAGCAGCAGGCTTGGCAGCAGGAAATCCAGACCGACCCTGTCTACGGTAACGCCAATTACGAGGCCACTCTCGGCCACGTCGGCCGCGTCATGGACAAGTTCGCGACTCCGGAAGTCCGTGAAGCCTTCGATCGCACTGGTGCTGGCAACAACCCAGCCGTGGTGCGCTTCCTCACCGAGATCGGCAAGACCCTCGTCGAAGCCGGTCCTACCCCAACACCGCTTCCGGGATCGAGCGGGGCCAAGTCCACGGCCCAACTCATGTACGGAAACGGCGACAAAGCTGCATAAGGAGATAACCGCGAATGTCGGTTCTTGCAGATACCCATCCGACTCTTCTGGACCTGGCCAAGCGCCAGGACCCTGACGGCAAGATTGCCCGCATCGTTGAGATGCTCGGGCAGACGAATGAAATCCTCGAAGACATGACGTGGGTCGAGGGCAACCTCATCACCGGCCATACCTCGACCGTCCGCACCGGCCTGCCCTCGGTGACGTGGCGTAAGATGTACGGCGGCGTTCAGCCCAGCAAGTCGAAGACCGCGCAGGTCACTGACAACACTGGTATGCTGGAAGCGTACGCTGAAGTCGATAAGGCCCTGGCTGATTTGAACGGCAACACGGCGGAGTTCCGCCTGTCGGAAGACAAGTCGTTCATCGAGTCCATGTCGCAGGAACTTGCTGAAACCCTCTTCTACGGCAATGAAGGTTCGGAGCCCGAAGCTTTTACCGGCTTCTCCCCACGCTTCAACGACTCGACCGCGTCGAACGGCGAAAACATCATCAAGGGCGGATCGTCTGACACCGACAACCAGTCCATGTGGCTCGTCGTTTGGGGTCCCGACACTGTACACGGCATCATCCCGAAGGGGTCGAATGCCGGGCTGCAGCATCGTGACCTCGGCGAGCAGACGAAGCAGAATGCCGATGGCTCGATGTTCCAGGTCTATCGTTCGCATTATCGCTGGGATGCGGGCCTCACCGTCCGCGACTGGCGCTATATCGTTCGTATCCCGAACATCGAAATCTCGGCCCTGACCGCTGACGCCTCAGGCGGCGCCAAGCTGCTCGAACTGATGGACGACGCGATCTCGCAAATCCCGAACCTCGGGGCAGGTCGTCCGGTCTTCTACATGTCGCGGAAGATCAACTCCTACCTGCGCAAGCAGATGAAGGCGGCGGTCAAGAACTCCACCTTGACGATGGAGAAGAACGAGTTCGGCCGCTGGGTCCCGACTTACGACGGCATCCCGCTGAAGAAGGTCGACAAGTTGGCCGCCAACGAAGCCCTCGTGGTTTAAGGAGCCCGATCATGATCTTGGACGAATATAACGAGTTCTGCGATGCCGTCACCGTTGACGGTGCCGCAGCCCCGACCACAGCCCTGCTTGGCGACGTTATCGATCTCGGGGCAGTCCCCCGAGACATCGGTAATGGCAAGCCGGTTTACCTGGTCATCACCACTGCGACGGAAATCATCACAGGCGGTTCTGCCGGTACGATGAATTTCAAGCTCGTGTCGGATGCGCAGGCGGCTATTGCCGTTGATGGTTCGGCAACTGTCCACTGGCAGTCGCGTGAATTTGTCACCGACGATGCTGCAGCCAATTCCCCGCAGTTCAACGCCGGCGGCATCATCGCCTGCATCGCCCTTCCCCTTCAGGGCGCTGTGTACGAACGCTATCTTGGCATCCTGGCCACGCGCACCACAACTGCCGTGACCGCTGGCGCCATCAACGCGTTCCTGACGCTCGATCCGACCGGATGGCGTGCCTACCCTGACGCAGCGAATTGAGGTGGCTTGAATGCTAGTTAATTTCAAAACCACTGCGTTCTTGGGCGGCGTCCGTTACCGCGCCGGGTTGCAGGAATATGGGGGGCCCGTTTCGGACCTCCCTGATGACGCGAAGGTTGATGGTAAGCTGGTTGGGGAATTAACCGAACGCAAGCTGGCCAACGCCAAGCGCCGGAGTGACTCGGCCCCACGGCCGTCAGCACTGGAAGCCAAGCCCTTTGACGAGGGTGCGGCCCGGCAGGAAATCGAGCAGGAACTTCGCACGTCAATTACGGAAGAGTTCCGTCAGGACCTCGTCCTGCGTCAGACGCTGAAGGATGAACTCCGGCTCGACAGCGATTTCCGGCAGCAGTTTGCGGATGAAATTCGTCCGCAGGTTGCGAAGGAAGAACGGGAAAAGCTGCTGGCAGATGCCGACACACGCAAACTCATCTATGATGAGGAAGTGGTGAAGGCTGCGGCAAGCGACAAGGCCAATCCATTCCCGGCCGCTAAAACAAAGTCCTAACTCGTGGGCAACTTTCCCACGACGCTGGACAAGAAACGATCGCGGGCCTTGGTGGGCGGTGCGATCGCGGTTCCCCCTGCTCCGGACGAAAAGTCAGACGAGCAGGGGGCGCCACCCCCTCCGAAAAATGAGGATGCAAAATGAGTCTCGCCCAGGTCGATATCTACAACATGGCACTTGCCGCAGTAGGTGCGCCTGGGCGGGTTCAACTCCCGACGGAAGTTTCACCAGAGGCGGAAGTTTGCCAGCTTTGGTATGAAAGCGTTCGGGACTTGATCCTTCGTTCCGCTCCCTGGGATTGCGCTAAGGCGCATGTGCGCATGGCGCAGCAAGCTGTGCGCGAACTGACAGACGACGAAACTGAAGGTGATGTGTGGGTGGCGGCCGATCCGGCTCCGGGCTGGCAGTACGCCTTTTTCCTCCCTGCGAATTTGTTGGCCCCGCGCTACCTGTCGACATACGCCCGCTTTGAGCTGGGCATGTCGGCAGATGACAAGCGGGTGCTGTATTGCAATGACCCTGCGCCAGTCCTAATCTACACCAAGCGGCAGACGCGCGTTGATTTGTGGGAAGTTGACCTGCAACACGCGATCGCCTTTGGTCTTGCTGCGCACATCGCAGAACCGCTTACCGGCTCGGCGAACAAGGTCCGGCTCGTCACCGCGCAGGCGATCGACAAGATCATGAACGCGAGACAGGCCTCGGCCAATATGCCAAATGCTGGCATGGCCGATCCGCTTCCTGAGTGGCTGGCCGCTCGCGGCTATGGCGGCGCTATGCCCTCGACACAATTCATCTACCCTTGGGCGAACTTCCAAGTGATGGGGACCGCAGTTGGCGTTAATTGAGGACATCCAATACGCGTTCAGCGGAGGGGAGATTTCCCCGAAATTCTACGGCCGCTCGGACGTGGAGAAGTATGACCTTGGCCTGTCCACGGCGCTTAATTACTTCGTGGATTTCCAAGGCGGCATCTCTACGCGGCCAGGCTCCATCTTCGTAGATTTCGTGAAAGAGGACGATAAGGACACGAAGTTCTTCCCGTTCAAGTTCGCCCCAGCCCTCGAAAGCACCTACGTGATGCTGTTCGGGCACAACTACATTCGGTTCATTCAGGATGGGGTTTATGTGCTGGAAGCAGGTAAGGCGATTACCGGCATTTCCAGCGCCAACCCTGGCGTTGTGACGGCGGTTGCCCATGGCTACAGCAACGGCGATTGGGTCAAACTATATGACGTTGACGGGCCGGTTGAACTGAACCAGCAGACGTTTGTCGTAGCTGGTGTGACTACGAATACGTTTCAGCTGAAGGACACCTTCGGCAACAACGTCAACACGAGTGTGCTGGATGCGTATGTCGGCAACGGTGACGCCTATCGCATTTACACCGTAACCACAACCTATGACGCGGATGACCTTGAAGTCTTGCGCGCGCATCAATCGCGAAGCCAGATCACGCTGACGCATCCGAGCTATCCGCCTCGGGCGCTTATCCGCACGAGTGACACTAGCTGGGCGCTGGCCGATATTAACTTCGGCAACAACATGACTGTGCCGAGTGGGTTGACGATTACGCCGTCTGCGACAGCAGCTGCGGGCGTTGGCTTCACCGTGACTGCCGTGGACGCTGAGGGCAATGAAAGCCTTGCGGCGCAATACGTGTTCCGTACAGATGTTGTAAACATTGTGACGGTTGCCGGGTCAAGTTTGAAATACACCTGGACGCCAGTCGCTGGCGCAGTGCACTATCGCGTCTACCGCACGCAGGTGGTGCCGACCGGGACTGACATCACACGCTCGCAGCCGCTGGGCTTCATCGGCATGAGCTTTGGCCCTGAGTTCATCGACGTGAACATCGTGCCAAACTTTTCTGAGACCCCACCTCTTTACCAAAACCCATTCGCTAACGGCGCGATTGAGTATATTGAAGTGACGGCTGGCGGCACCGGCTACTCGCGTACGAGCACGGTATCGGCATCCATCGGCACAGGTTTTGTCGGCCACGCGGTTGTGAATAACTCCGGCGTGCTGCTTGCAATCGTCGTGGTGAAAGGCGGGAAGAACTACACAGGTTCAACCGTTATTTCGGTTTCGGGCGGATCGGGCGCAACCGTGACTGTCACGCTGACTCCGGCAACCGGTAACTACCCTGCCGTGTCAAGTGTGTTCCAGCAGCGGCAGGTGTTCGCCGCGACCACAAATGATCCGCTGACAGTCTGGGGCTCGAAGCCAGGCCGCTTCGGCGTTCACGATGTCTCGCAGATTGTGGCTGCGAATGACGCGTATTCGTTCGAGTTGGACTCGGAAGAAGTTGCGCCCATCCGGCATCTGACCCCGTCCCGGCAGGGGCTGGTTATGTGGACGCAGGCCCTTATCTCGCAGCTTACTTCTAGCGACGGCATCGTCCGCGCGACTGACGCGATTGCCGATCCGCAGTCGTATGTTGGATCGAGCCTGGTTCCGCCGCTTACGATCGACGTCGACCTCGTCTATGTGGAAGGCAAGGGTCAGACTGTGCGCATGATTACGTACAGTGATTATCAGAAACTGTATTTGGCCCAAGACCTATCCATCCTTAGCTCCCACCTGATGCAGCCGGAAACGCCGATCGTCCGCTGGACCTTCGCCTCCGATCCGCACAAGCTAGTGCAGGCGGTGCGCAGCGATGGCCTGATGCTGATCATGACGCTGGTCAAGGAACAGAACGTGTTCGCCTGGACTCGGGCCGACACCAAAGGCCTATACACCGACGTGTTGTCGATGCAGGAAAATGCAACCGACACTGTCTATCAGATGGTGAAGCGGTATGTGAATGGCCGCTGGACCAAGTTCATCGAGAAGCAGGCTCGTCGCGATTTCACGCATGTGGAAGAGGCTTGGTGCGTGGATTGCGGGCTGGCCAACACCGTGACGACGCCAGATGCTGAGCTTACCGTCGCAGCCGCAACAGGCGATAACGTGCTGTGTACCGCTGACGACAATGTGTTTGTAGTGGGCGATGTCGGTTCGGTGATCCGGGTTGGTGGCGGCAAGGGCTACGTTGTATCCTACGTCTCTGCAACACAGGTGCGGATGAACATCGTTAGGGACTTGGTGGATTTGATCCCGCAGGACCCGACTGGGCGGCCGCTTGAAGCTCCTCCCGGTTACTGGTCCCTCGACGCTCCGATCACGTCTGTTGGCGGGCTTGGTCATCTTGAGGGTGAGACAGTTTCAATCCTCGCTGATGGCGGCGTGTTGCCGTCAGTAGTGGTTGAAAATGGCCGCATTGATCTGCCGATTTCCGCCACTCGCGTAATCGTAGGGATGCCATATACAGCAATTGCTCAACCGCTGCCAATCAACATTTCCGACCAGATTGTCGAGGACAAGAAAAAGCGCATCGTCCGAACTGCTGTGCGGTTGCATGAAAGTCGGGGGTTGAAGATCGGCGATGACCTCGATCGACTTTACGAGTTGAAGCAGCGCACTAGCGAACCCTACGCGGAACCAACCCGCCTTGGCAACGGCATGGAAGTGATGGCAGTGACGGCAAGTTTCGGTCTCGACGGCACCATCTATTACGTTCAGGACTATCCACTACCCGCCACAATCCTGGGCTACATCAACCGTATCCAAGTCGAGGAGCCGGACAATGGTTAGGGAAGTTTACGAGTTTCCGTGGGAAGCGCAATTTGACGCCGCAACCTGCACGGTTATGCTTGGCGACATGACGCGGAATAATTCTCAAACCCTGGGCCGCACACTTCGTTTCTTCGAGGTGCGTAATCCAGCCGGGGACATCATCCTAGTATCGGGTGTGGCGCTGTGGGGTGTCACGCGACCGCCGGAACTATGGATGATGATGGCGAAGCCCTTCACGAACTTGCTCCGTGAGTCCCTCTACCTCACGCGTGAGGGGCTTCGCCTGCCACTTTCTATCTACGGCCGATTGGTCGCGGATGTAGCAAATGACAACGCGAAGGAACTGAACTTCGTGAAGAAGCTGGGCTTTCGGCCAACGGGTGAGCGAAGTGTTCGGCCCGGCTGGGAAGATGTAACGCAATTTGAGTTGACCGCATGATCGCGCCCGCCATCCTTGGAACTATCGGAACGATTGCCACTGTCGCGCAGGTCGGCCTTGGCATTGCTGGGTCCATTATCGGCGCGGCGAGTGAGGCAGAAGCCGCGCGGCAAGCCGCTAACACTGCCGCGAAGAATAAAGAGATCGCGGAAGAAAACGCGGTTCGCGCCCTGCTTATCTCGCAGGAAGAACAGTTCGATACGGATATGGAAACGGCCGCACTGCTTGGCGAGCAGGAAGCCATCCAGGCTGGTAGCGGCTTGCGAATGGATAGCGGCAGCTTCATTCAAACGCGCAAGGCGGCTCGCCAACTCGGCCGCATCGACGCGCTGAACGTGCGGGAAGCCGGGCGCATTCGTGCTGAGGCCTATCGCAACGAGGGTGACGCCTATGCAGCGGATCAGGCTGCGGCGCAGCGGGCGGAAGGCAATGCTGTGTTAAGCGGCTGGCTCGGCGTCGGCCAATCAATCGTCGGCGGGGCCAGCAAGCTGGTAAGTGCCGCACCAAATCGGAACAACGCTCGCATGCGTGTGCCTTCAGGAGCATTGATTTGAAAATCCCAGGTGGCGTAACTCCCCGCACGCAGCGCGAAACGCAGGGCAAGAATTTCCTCAGGAATGTTTCAAGTGCTGGTACTGCTTCGCAGTCAGCGCTCGGGAACCAGTTGGTGCAGTTCGGGAACACCCTCGGCACTGTCGGCGGGTTGCTGACTGAGCAGGCGAAGGCCGCTCGGAAATTCGGCACGCTGGCTAGTTACGCGGATTTTCAGACGTCCGTCAATGAGCGGATGGAAGCGCTGAAGCGGGATGCAAATCCGGCCCTTGGTAACTTCGCGGAAATTGCCCAGGCGGAATATAATAACTGGGAAAGCGACTGGCTTGACACGGTTCCGTATGAGTTCTACGAGGAGTTCAAAGCTCGTTCGCTGGACACCAAGACGGCTATCGCGCGGGAAAGCCTTGCCTTCCAGTACGAACGTACGGATGAGTATTTCCGGCAGGGGATGCAGGATAATCTCAACACTGCGCTGGTGAACCTTGATCAAGATGGCAGCATTGCCAATCTTGAAGCCGTGCGACTGCAACTCGACGAGCAGCTTGCTAACACCGCGCTGACGGAAGCCGAGAAGCTGGCGATCCAGCGCAAGATGTACTCGGCGATTGAAAGCATCGCGTATAAGACTGAAGTGCGGCGGGGCAATCTTGATGTCGGCGCGCTGGGCGTTGGATCGGCCCCTGGTCGCGCAGTCGACTTGCTGATGGAGTTCGATGGTGCTTCGCTTGACAACGGCCTGACATACGATGAGAACCAGCAGCTGCTGGGCGAACGTGTTAAGGAAGCTGAACGCATTGCGTCAGCGGCCGCAGGGTCGATTGATCGTTGGGCGGCTATGCCTGAGCGGGCTCGTGCGGTGTTGATTTCTCTCGCGGATGACTTGGGGGAAATTCCCACGAGTGTTAAGCAGGCGATTGAAAGCGGGGATTTGGAAGCGGTTGCGGCTGCGGTTGCCGGGTTGTCTGCGACGGAAGGCGATCGCCGGGATACGGAGGCTGGGATTATCCTCGGCCAAACCGACATGCCGGAGGGGCAACTCGACGCCGATCCTCGTTTCGCTAACGTGCCGTATGAAGATCGGCTTGCCCTGCGAGCAGATGCGGAGCGGGAAGCGGCTGCGCAGCAGGCAGCGGAAACGGCTGCGGCCAAGGCGGCGCAAGAGGCGTCGATTAATTCCTTGATGCTCGACCTACACGACGGCAACGCCGGTCAGTTTGAAATCGATCAGGCTCGTGAAAGCGGAACGCTGTCGGACTACAACGACGTGAAGCGGGCACAGGACCTGCTTGATAAACGCGATGGCGATCTGCGTGCCGTGCAAAACATCCAGTCGATGGTCAACAATGGCATAGTTGGCAACCCTGCGGATGAGGATTTCCGCAACGCGTTCAACACGTATGTAGGGGAAGCTGGTAAGCAGGCACTGCTGGACAAGAACCCGGATTATGTACAGCAGGTGTTGGTCCCGGCTGTGCGCCAACTCGGCGATTTGCCCACGGATACGGTTGGCCAGCTGACCGCCATGACGCGGAGCCAAGACCCGGCACAGGCACTGTTCGCCCTCGACACGCTTTCGCAGTTGCAGCAGGCCTCTCCGGAAGCGTACAATGCCCGAGTGACGGAAGAAATGCGCCGGGACGTTGCCTACTGGCAGGGAGTGAAAGATTACTATCCAGAAGATGAAGTGCTTTCGAGTGTGCGTGGCGGCACGACCCAAGAGGAGCGAGTTCGGAATGAAGCCCTTTCCGCGGAAGCGGAGAAGCTGGTTTCCGAGGGTAAGGTGAAGTTTGATGCCGGGCAACTCGGTGTTGGGACTGGCGGGTTCTTTGGTTTCGGCAACGCCGGGATCAGCACACCTGCGCGCGTAGCGATGGGCGCGGACTGGCAACAGATTTTCGAACTCGAATACCAGCGCGACGGCGATCAGAACGCTGCGATGAAGCGGACCTACGATGCGATGAAAACCATCTGGTCCACGACTGAAGTTGGTGGGCAGAAGTCGGTGATGAAATACCCACCGGAACTGGCCGGCTACAAACCCTGGAACGGCTCAATGCAATGGGTCACGGATCAAGGAAGGGCGGAACTTGGCATCGAGGGAAACTTCACGCTTATCTCGGATGAGCAGACGAAGCAGGAACTTACTGACTTCCAGGCCGGAAGTAATGTTCGCCCTTCTTATATCGTCAGCCATCTGGATGATAACGGGGAAATTGTTTTCCCGACTGATGAGAATGGGCAAGTGCAGCGAATGTTCTTCGAAGTGACACCTGAGATGGAAGCGGAAAAGGCAGCTGGCTTCGCGCAAGAACAGCGGCGGACGGAATACGAAGCGTTCCAGCGCGTGTATGACGATGCCCGCAGGCACTCGCTGCAAACTGGCGTGCCGATCCCGGATGAGTTGACGGAAGAAATGGATCAGTGGCTGGAAGAATTCCCAGGGCCAAGGAACTCGATGTCAGTGTTTGGAAATTGGGGAGCTAACTGATGCCATTTCGCGCACAAACACTTGACACCGGCTTCACCGCATACCAGGCGCCGAAAGTCGATCCTGTCCCTACCGAACGTAGCGGTGGGTTGTTTCAGCTTGCCGACAACTGGAAAGAAATACAGAAGGACTTTGGCGTTGTTACAGCTGCGTTCCGGCTGGAAAACGATGTTGTCGCGGGGATTGATCTGCTAACGCGCCCGGTGTATGAACCTGATCCAACCTTCGACGTTGTGTCCGCGCTGAAAACCGATGGCCTGTGGGAGGATTATTCCGATAACTTCCTCGGCGTAGGGTCCAAGGCGGAGTATGACGCGGTCGCAGGCCGCATTGCGCAGGAGCAAAAGGATCGCCTGACCCTCTCGGCTGCAGATATGGAAGGTATGGCCGCTGCGATGTTCGCCGGGCTGGTGTCGCCGACCGTGTTGCTGCCGTTTGTCGGGCAGGCGCGTGGCGCTCGGGCCGTTGGTATCGGCATCGGTGCGGGCCTGGCCGGTGGCGCGGCACAGGAACTCCCGCTGCAATTCGCGCAAGAAACCCGCACAGGCATGGAAAGCGTCTCCTCCATCGCGATGAGCACGGTTCTTGGTGGGGTGCTTGGCGGGGCTGTAGCGTTTGCGCGGGCGAAGCCGTCTGAGTTGGCGAAGTTGATTGACGAGTTGGATACGGATGGTACGCACGGCGGACAAGCCATATCCATTCCTCGCGTCCAATCAGTCGGCGCTGCCTCTGCCCGACAGCCACTTGCCCTTGCAAGCGCGATGGGGCTTGAGCACAATGTCGGGCAAATCTCTCCGGTAGTGCGCGGGCTTACCTCCCGCTTCGAGCAGGCCAGGTGGATGATGGCACAGCTTGCTGACGCCGGGCTGGAGTTCGCAGGCAAGGTCGCTGCGGCAGTCGGCGGGAATGTTGAGAACCGGATCAAGACCTGGTACGGCCCTGCGGACAAGGTCCTGCGCGGCTTCGATGACGCATACGCCCGCTATCATTACGGCGTCGGGGCCAACAAGCCGCTGGCAGTGCAGCGCGCCAACCTCGCTGGCATGAACCCGAACCGGACTAAGCTGAGCCGCAAGGAGTTTAAGACGGAAGTCGGCCGGGCTATGCAGGCCGGGGATCAGCATTCGATTCCGGAAGTGGCCGAGATGGCCGCTATGATCCGTAAGGAAATCTACGAGCCGATGTTCGAGCGGGCGAAAGAGGTCGGCATTTACAAGGCGGCGAAGGAAGGGGCCGAGACCCTGGGCGACGTGTCGTACCTAAACCGCGTTTACAACACGGAGGCCATTCAAGCACGACAGGCTAAGTTTGAAGAAATCCTTGCATCGCACTACGAGACGAAGTTGGTCGACGAGTTCCGTGCGGATTTCAACAAGTTGCAAACTCGCGCTAACAAGGACGCCGAACGCGTAGCGGACTTCGCGCGCAGTCCGGATGAGATCAAGCAACTCCGGGAAGATTTCGAGAACCAGCTGAGAGGACTGGATAGTGACCGTGATGCGGAATTGGTTGAATTGGAAGCTGCCGTTTTTGACAAGCAGTCAGCAGCGCGATCTTTCGGTCGCGGAACACCCGAGCGGAAAATGGCCAACGCCGAGGCTCGAGCGCTTGTCGACGAAGGAGGCGAGGCTCTTGCGGAAGTTCGGGCAAGGCGGGCAGAAATTCGACGTCGGCTGACCAACCTTCGTCGGGCGCAAAGTGCGATTGCCGAACGGCACGCGAAGAAGCTGGACAAGATCGATCGGGCTGAGGAACTGAACTTCAACACCCTTCGCAGCTTCCTGCGCAAGGGACAGAAGATCGTTGCTCAATTCGACACCATGACTGATGAGGTTCTCGATGCCGAAATCTCCAAACTTAAAAACACCTTCGCGGATAGTGCGGCGCGGTTCGACCGAAACGAAGAGCGCGTTGCCAAAATCTTTGACGATGAATTTGAGGGGGATGTCCCGACCAGCCCCTTCGTCCAGGCCGCAAAGATTGAAAGTGACACGTTTGATAAAATGACCGCAGTCGCCGAGGCGATTGAGGACGCGGAATTGCTTGACCGCGCTGCGATGCGGGATGCGGTGCAGGCTATGCTGGATGAGGCTACTCGGCGAACGCAGGGAATTGTTGAGCGGCGGGCAGTGCGCAATGCGCGGTTGGCGGAACAGGCGAAGGCGCTTGATCCGGAGGCAGCGGCTGCACGCGTGGCGGAAATCAATGAGGGGATTGGGACGAGGCAGAAGTCCTTTACTGAAAGCTGGCGTGAACGCGGTGCGGATGATATTGATCCGGCCACTGGTGCGGCTAACTTCAAAGGCTACGCGAAGGAGATGGCCAACACCACCACGCGGAAAATCCTCGGCACGCACATGCGCCTGCCAGGCATTGACATGATCCTTGAGCCGAAGGGTGCTGAGCTTGCTCGTGTGCTCGACATCGACTCGCGCCTGCTTCGCGATGATGACGGCCTTGACTTCCTGGAAATGGATAGCGAGAAGCTGATGATGATGTATGTGCGGACGCTCGGGCCGGACATTGAATTGACGCGCGCGTTTGGCGATGATTTCCTCGGCAAGGGGATGGGCGACGGGCAAGCTACGCTTAACGAGAACTGGCTGAAGCTGGCTGACGAAGCCGAGGCCACGAAGCAGTTCGTCATCGAGCAGATGAAGGCCGGAAAGAACCCGGAGACTGGCAAGCCGAAGACCTACACGCAGGAGCAGATTGACAAGCGAGCACTTGAACTGTCGAAGGAATTTTCAAATCTCCAGCGCGACATGCAGGCGGTGATAGGCCGCATGCGTCACACTTGGGGTGTGCCCGCAGACCCGCGCGGCTTCGGCGCACGTGCGGCTAAGATTGCTAGCAACGTCAACGTGCTGCGTTACATGTCGAATGTGACGATTAGTTCCATCCCGGATATTGCTCGTCCGGTGATGAAGTACGGCTTGTTGAAAACCTTCAAGCACGGCTACATCCCGTTCATCAAGGGGCTCGGGAAGCTGCAGCTTTCTGCTCGGCAGCTTCGGCTTGCAGGTGGCGCCCTTGACGTCACGTTGCATTCGCGGGCAGCGCAGGTTTATGATGTCGGCGATTACATGGTGCGCGGGTCGAAGTTTGAGAAGGGGCTGGAGTACGCGACGAGTAAGATCGGCGTTGTCGCGCTGTTCGACTATTGGACCACGGCGATGAAGCAGATTGCTGGTAGCACTGCGAACGCAATGGCGATGGATAGCCTGCGCATTGTAGCGGGCGGGGCGAAGGCGTCGGCAAAAGACCTTGAGGAGGCCACCCGCTTCCTCGCTGCCAACGGCATCGACGACAGCTACGCTCGCCGCATCTGGAAGCAAGTGGAAAACGGCGGTGGCGAGGACGTCAACGGCGTGATGTGGGCGAACACTGAAGATTGGGTTGATCCAGAAGCCGTGACGGCCTTCAACGCCATGCTCGTCCGTGAGGTCGACAACACGATCATCACCCCAGGCGTCGAGCGCCCGCTCATCATGGACAGTAATCTCGGCACCCGCCTCCTCTTCCAGTTCAAATCCTTTGGCGCCTCATCCACGACCAAAACCTTCCTAGCTGGCGCGCAGTCAATGCGTCAGGGCGATATGGCTTTCGTACAGGGGGGCTTGATTTCCCTTGCCATGGGCACGCTTTCGTACTATATTTACGCACAGATAGCGGGCGGAACTGTGAAGGATGAAATGGAAACTGCCCTGGCCGAAGGCAATTGGCAGCGGTTCGCGGATGAAGCGATTAACCGCTCGGGCTTGCTGGGGATCGGGGCGGATGCCCAGGCGGCATTTGCATCTACCCCGCTGGCAAAGTTCACCACGTTTGATGGCGAACGGTTTTCACGCAGGGGCGGCGATCCGCTTTATGAGGAGTTGATTGGGCCGACCTACGGCGACTTGCTTCCGCGTGTGGCGAATATTGCGGCAGGCGCAGCTGGTGCGATTGTCAAACAGACTCCGGGCGAAGTCCCATTTGGCGACCTCCGCCGCCTGATGCCGCTGCAAAACATGACCATCCTTCGCAAACTATATGATCAAATCGAGGAAGGCGCAAAGGCCTATTTCCCGGAGAGTGACGAATGACAGTTACCAATCAGGACTCCAGCGTTACCGCCAACGGAAACGGCGTCACGACGACTTGGCCCTACACGTTTCTTATCGAGGATGAGGACTTTGCCTTCGTCGGGATTTACACTATCGCGACGGAGTCCCTGGCGCTTCTCGATCCGAGTGACTACACGATCTCGGGGATCGGGGATGAGGCTGGCGGGGAAGTGGAATACCCGCTTATGGGCGCGCCGCTGTCGGGCGCTTTTCGTATCGTCATCTATCGGGAACTGCCGTATGAGCAGAACCTGGCCCTGACTGATCAGTCGCCGTATCTGCCCTCGACGCTGGAAGCGCAACTCGATAACATCGTGATGCAAATTCAGCAGCTTGCGGAACAGATGGGGCGCTCGATCAAGGTGACGCTCGGGTCCGGGCTGACGCCGGATGATTTTATTGAGGACCTGCAACAGGGTGCGGCGGAAGCGCAGGCAAGTGCGGATGCGGCGGCGATTAGCGCTGATGCAGCGGCGCTTGCTGCTTCGTCCATCACGTTGCCTGCCGACCCAACACCGCTTTATATGCTGCGCCGGAATGCTGGGGACACGGCGTATGAAGAGCGGAGTCCGGCGGAAGTTGCGGCTGATATTGGGGCTGTTCGCTATAGTACGGACGTACTAGGTGGTTTCCGTAATAAATTAATAAACGCGCTCGGCGCAATTAATCAACGCGCCTATGTTTCAGGCGCGGCTACCTCAGGTGCAAATCAATACACGCTGGACCGTTGGCGTGTAGTGACTTCCGGACAAAATCTTTCTTGGGCAGAAAGTGCCGGAGTCAGAACTATGACTGCCCCGGCTGGCGGCGTCGAACAAGTTGTAACCGGCGGCGGCATTATCGGCGGTAGTTATGTTCTTAATTGGACTGGCACGGCTACCGCGACTGTCAATGGCACACCGCGAACAAAGGGAGAAGTATTTACGCTTACCGGCGGAGCCGATGTAACAATTCGTTTTATCGGCGGTACTTTCTCGTTACCGCAATTGGAAGAAGGCGCATCTATTACTCCGTTTGCGTCACGCCCAATTGCAGTAGAACTGGTTCTATGTTACTGGTATTTTGAAGCTTTGGTTGGTGCTGCGGGAGGTGTTGTTGCGTCAGGCTTTTTCTATACAACGGCACTGGCCCTTTGTAGCTTCGCGTTTAAGCCTAAGCGAACAGGACCTACGTGTACAGCAACTGCAGCCTCAGGCTTCCAAGCATTCGGTCCTTCAACTTCTTATACCGGCTCTGGTATCACAGTAAGCGGAGATGCTGACGGTTGTGGTCGTCTTGATTTAGTAATAGCAGGCGCAGTAGCTGGTCAAGGTACTTCGATCCGTCGTGATGCTGGAGCGACCATTTCTATAAACGCGGAACATTAAGCTATGACCGACGAAGAACTTCGCATCCTAGCCTGGACGATCCTCGGCGAAGCTGGGGGCGAAGGTGCTGCAGGTATGGAGGCGGTGGCGCACGTCATCCGCAATCGCTCGTTAAGTGGACGCTTTCCAGACAATCCGGCAAGCGTTGCGTTGCAGTCGAACTCGTCCGGCATTCACCAGTTCTCAGCCTGGAACGCAATTTCGCAAGGCGGCAACATTCCGCGATCGCGCTACCCGGTTGGGAGTGATGCATTCACTCGCGCCCTGGCAGTGGCCGATAAGGTGTTTGGCGCTACGCCGGGGAAAGACCCGACGCAGGGCGCTACGCATTACTATTCGCCGAAGGGGATGAAAGACGGTGCGGCACCGTACTGGTGGCGGAGCGAAGCTGCGAAGGGCGAAAAGCGGATTGGCAACCATATCTTTGCGATTAAGCGTGATGATGCTGTTGCGCCAACGCCCGTCAAACGTTCTGCATCGGATAAAGGAAACTTCCCTAGCTCTGGGCAGCTGGAAGTCTTCCGTACTGGCGCACCGTTGAAGTTGCCAGTGATCGGGCCGACAGGCGGGCCAAGTTTGAAAGACGCACCAAAGCCTGCCCGGAAGTCAGCTGCGATGCAGGAGCGAACGCTTTCGGGCGGCAGCACGGAAGGCGCAATCACGACTAGCTACGTGCTTGACCCGATCACCGGCAAGTTGCTGCCAAAGTCTGTGCCGATTTCCGACTTGGTGCGAAAGGCAGGGCAGGCGAAGGTGACGCAGCCGGCGAAGGCTGTACAAAGCATCGCAGGGTTTTCGAGCGGCAGTGCCGAAGACTTTGTCGACTATGAGCGGAAGCAAATCTTGAAGGCGCAGACGCCGACTTACGCCGTAAGCGATGCGGCCAAACCAGCTGCGAAGAAGCCGAGCATTTCCGACATGGTGCGGGGAAAGCAGACGCAATTCGCGCAGCCGCTGGCCCAGCCTAACGGCTCCGTCATCAATGGAAAGCCGGAAGAAAAATTGTTGCCGAATGCGGGGCTTCCCGAACCCACAGGGCCGGTTGTTAAAAAGGTGGCACCGGTGCCGCGCGACCCGATACAACGGCCGCCTGTGGTGCCTGTGGCGCGTCCCCCGGTGGCACCGCCAACCGTTGCGGCGACCATCCGGGCGGAACCGAAACGCGCGGCGGTTGAGACACTCGAAAGCCGGACTAGCGTTGATAAGGGCGGACAGACAACTATCCGGCCGCCGAGTGAAGGTTACGGCTCGAAGGGTTATACGACCATCATTTCCGCTGGTGGTCAGAAGTATGATAACAGAAGCGGAACCTGGATTTAAGGAGCAAGAGTTTGAAAATCATCGGACTGACTGAGGAAGCGTCGGATGCTTATATTCACAAGCTGGGCGTGATTGAGAGCAACAACAACCCGAAGGCGAAGGCGAAGACGTCGACGGCTAGCGGGCGGTTTCAGTTCATCAAGGGGACGTGGGAAGGCCTGGGGTATAAGTGGGCTGACGTCTTCAATGATAGGCTGCAATTCGAGGCGATCGAGCGGTTCACGAATGACAATGCGCAGGGGTTGCTAAAGGCCGGATGCGCGATCAACTTCGCCACGCTTTACGCCGCGCACTTTCTCGGCCTCGCCGGTGCGCTGAAGGTGTTTCGTGGGCAGCCTTCGGCGAGCATCAACACGGTGACGACCGAAGGGCAGCGGAAAGCGAACCCGTCAATCCTCGGCAAGGGGACGGTGGCGGATTTCTGCGACTGGCTCGAACGCAAGACCGGCGATGACTATCGCAAGCGGTATGCGGATGCGCCAGCGCCGAAGCCGATCCCGGTTGAACCCGCCTACCCCACACCAGCGCCGAAGAAGAAGGGCGTTAATTGGGTGGCCATCCTCGGCCTCGCAGCTGCCATTGGCGTGGTTGTGTACTTCATTTTCTTCCGGCGCTAAGGAGGCGCGACTATGATCACAGGAATTCTTCAATCAGTATTAGCCGGTTGGCTCTGGCGGCGAGTGCAAGAACTGGCTGGTTGGGCGGCAGGACTTGCGCCGCTTTATCTAGCGTTGCCGGCAGCGCATCAGGAACTTATCCGGGCAATTCTTACCGGCCAGGGCGGCGGGTATTCGATCTCCGCCTACATCGGCTTTGCCCTCTATCTTTTCTCGCAGTTTCAATCTTTCAAGGCTACCACGGTTCCGCAGGTCGTGACGACAGATGGAACAAAGATTTTGCCAAAACCGGACTCTGCGGCGATGGCATCGGTTGAACGGCAGGCGGAAGCTGCGCCGAAGCGCAAAACTCTCTGGGAACAAATCACCGGCAAGTGAGTAACCACCGTGACGGAAGTTCGTACTACTGGGACTAGACTTAAAAGCCTCGAAGACTATGCCGTCCGCCACGGTGAACTTATCCAAGGACTTTTAGAGGACGTGGAAAAAGTGAAAGCGGTTCAGCGAGCGCAAGAACTAAAGGACGTTCGGGAAGAGGCTAGTTGGGCCGCTGTGTTGAAGGAACTGAAAGCCTTCGATGAGCGACTGGGACGGGTGGAAGGGATCGGGAATAAGGCCCTGGGTGTGTTTATCATCGCGATCATAGGTGCGTTCGCGACGTTTGTTATTCGAGGCGGATTGGCTTAACTTCCCGGCCGCCGAGGTTTTGGCTTGTAGGCGTTACCCACGTCTACAAGCATTTCTTTTTCAATCAACTTCGCGCCGGTCATGATGGTTAGGACTGTCATGACATGTTGGACCGGGACGCGCTGCTTCAAGAACTCAATCAGGCGATATTCCGCCACAGGGCGATTGCCCTCCTTGATGTAAGTGACGTAGGCGAAGTGCCAGCATTCATCCATCACCTTCACAGTGTTGTCGACCTGCATCGCCTTGAAGATGTCGGGCATGTACTGCTCGGCGTCGAATAGCCACTTGAACGCGCGGTTGAGGTGGTCGATTGTGATGATGCGATCGTCGCCCTGGGAGGCGGATGCAATCATGCACAGCTTCAGAATGTGTGCGGTGCGTCTGGTGATGTAATTCTGCAAGCGTGGGTGATCGGGGATTGGCGGGCCGCCGAGGCTGTGCCACTCGATCAACGCGTTCTTCGCGTCAGCTGTGAAGGACATTTCGCCGCCAAGGGCGAAGATGCGGTGCATGTCCTGCTTCATGCTTTCGATGGTGACGGCTTCGCGTTTGTCGCGCTGGAATAGCGGTACGATGTTACGCTCAGCGGAAAAGACGAGGATGACGCGGGACATGAAGCCCATGTCGAATGCGCCCTCGGGGAGTAAGTTGGTGAGGTATCCGGGGGTGGTGGCCGCGAAGAGGTTGATAAGCGGGCTTTCAACCGTAAAGCCCTTGGCGTCGTCGGTTGACTTTGCCCAGCGCCGACGCTCAGAATAAATAATCCCGTCGTAGAGGTCGGTGAGCTTGTTCATCAAATCCGGCTCGTAGGCCGGGAGAAGGACGCCAAGCTCGTTGACGGACATGGCAAGGGCGTTGAACTTAGTGGGCTCAAGCGCATTGCCTGGAGCGAAGATGCGGCGGGTTGCATCGCGAAGCTCGTCTACAATGGATGCGCTGGTGAGGGATTGGGATGCGATCCGCAATCCGGTGTCTGTGCCGTTGTCGAGTTCAACCCACATCTGCCGGACTTGATTGGTGACGAGGGTTTTACCAACGCCTGGGCCACCGACTAGAAACGTGTACATGTTCGGGTAGAGCGGGCCGAGGCCAACATCGACCCACACCCTGCGTTCAAGTGCGCCCGCGACAGCGCCGATTGCGCCCCACAGCTTAAAGCTATCTGGCGTCGACGAACTTGCGTTCAGCGAAACAAAGGCGTCGATCCAGTTTGATAGTTTACGCACTAAGCAATTCTCTTAGTTTAAAGGATTTGCGCGGGGTGTAGAGGTGCTCGCGTGGACGATCCCAATTGCCCAGCCACTTGCGAAGGCCGTCTGGGTTCTTCCCCGTCTCGGGATCGAAGTCGCCCCAATTGTAGCCGAGCTTCGCTTCGATCGGTACGGAGAACTCGCGGCCGCCGTTTAGCTCCAGCTTGACGCGCATCTTCTGCAACGCCCAGGGAACGAACTCGTTCACGGCCTCAACCGGGACTTGCATCAGGCCGCTGTCGTGGACTTGGACTAGAAGCTGCATATCCCACTGCTTGCGTTCGCGCCAAAGTTGAAGGAGGCCGGTGTCGATTTCGTCTGCCGTCATTGATTGTGGGGAGTAGGCGATTGCCTCGCGGAGCGTGCTGTCCTCGTAATGGCGACCGAAGAACGAACGCCTGCGGCCGAACGGCGTGGTGATGTAGGAGAACTCCCGAAGTTCATCCCGCACCCACTCGTGATACATTTTGATTTCCGGGAAGGCCTCGAAGTAGCGGTCTTGGAACTCGGCGATGATCGGCTTCGACACCTTGGTGTGTTTGGCCATAGTGCCCGGCTGGCCGTAATAGTTGGTGCCGTGGCCGAGCTTCTTTGCGAGTTGGCGGAAGGAGTCCTGACGATAGGCGATGGCGTCCGCGATCTTTCGCATGGCCTTGGCCCAAGCTTTCGCGTCTGGAAAGGCTTCGCGCTCGGGCCACGCGAGGTCGTGCCAGGCCATGGCGCAAACGGTTGTGTGCAGGTCGCCGGACTCACAGGCGTTCAGGTACGTGTCCTTGCCAAAGAGGTTGTAGCAAATCGCACCGACATTGCGGGCATCCGCCTGTTCGCCGTCGAGGTTTACGAAGACGTATCCTGGGTCGGCGACGAAGGTGTACCGAAGGTCTCGATCTACGTTCTGTAGATTGCCGCCTGTCCCGAAGTCAGAGAGTGCGGAAGATAGTCGCCCCGTGTTCGTTCCTGCAATGTTGAAGTTGCAGCGCATCCGACCGTCAGAGTCAATGCTGGTCTCAAGAAATCCCCGCTTCTTGTCGAGATCGCGCAATGAGAGGAGATGCGCGCATAGGGGTCCGGCTTCGAAGTACGCACTTAGTTTCTCCAATGCTTCGCGATCGATGACAGGTTCAAACCGGCCAGTGGCCTTCGAACGTTTCTTGATCGGCTTGAGGCCCAGGACCTCGTAGAAGAGTTTCTTGAGCTGGGCAGGCGAACGCCACCATACACTGACCTTGCCGTCGGGTTTTACCTTCGGGGGCGGGACCTGCCAGCCGATGCCTTCCACTACGATGGCGGTTAACTGCTCTTCGAGTTGCTTGATCTGCCCGCGATATTTGGCGAGGGTCTCTTGACGGTTGGCCTCGTCAACGAGTAGGCCGCGCATCGACATGTCGAGGACTGGGCCTTGCAGGCTCTTGCTAAGGTCATAGGTCCCGGACGTGGTGTTGTCGAGTTGCGGCTTGAGGTGGTCACGGATTTCATAGGTGACGCAAACGTCGAGGGCGTTGTACACCCACTCGCGCGTGTTGTGGTCGAGGGCCTGGACCTCGGTAAGTTCCTCGTTGCGGATAATGCGGGCCATGCTTAACTCTTTTTTGGCGTTTGCAACTCGTCATTATCAGGCGCGTCGGTTAGCAGGTTAAACTCCTCATCGAAGTAGGCGACGGGAATGCGGACGGCCTTGGCCTGCTGAAGCTCGATCCGAACGCCCTTGCTATCTTGCCAACCGGGGAGGCAGTAGACGAACATGGCCTCGGCGATGCGGAGCATGTTGGAGTTGAACTCGAACCAAGTTCCGGCGTCAGTGCGAATGCCGCCTGCGGCACACATTTCATGGCAGTAGACGATGGGGGAGAACGGGACTTGGCCCTGGTTGATGAGGTGGATGGTGAAGCGGCGGACCTTCTGGAAGCGGAGAAGGGGTGCGCCGACGATGGGGCTGCTGTAGGGTGATGCGACGTAGATCACTGTACGAACTCCAGTACTTCCTCAATACTGATGCAAATCTTATCAGCAAGCAGTGCCATCAGTTCCGGCTCCTCGCCATCTTGCGTAAGAATGCAAGTGCGCTTACCTGCGCCAGCCATCCAGCCGAGTTCAAGATGTGCACTACGCCCAGACGGTAGAAGCATCACGCAAGTATCAGCCCAACGCATAGCGCTGAAGTCAGCCATGAAACCCTGTGCTGCGCGTGGATGCGTGAGTAGCGCATTGCGCATATCTTCAGCTGAACATGGAAGATCCAGTCCAATATCGGACCACTTGAACCCAGTACTGTACGGTGGGTTCTTGAAATCGTAGACCTCATGACCGGCCATACGAAGCAGCCCAAGAACTGTTTCTTGATAGGGATTGCGCCAAGAAGCTGCCAAATAAATTCGTGCCATTTTCAATCTTCCTTCTTCAAGGTTTCGTGTTTCGCCCGCATGAATTTCCAGGCCTGTTCATCCGTGTACACGGACCCGAGGAAGCCCAAGCCTTTTTCCATCTCTGGTTGCAGGGCGTGGTGCAGCAGCATGGTGTCGTCCTTAGCGCCGAAGCAGCGGATGCCGTATGTGCGCCAAAGATAGTTGATGTCGTATAGGCCGTTCTGGAAAATGCCCGGATGGTGCTCGCACAGGTCGCGGATAAATTCCCAGGCGGCCATCTCCTCGTTGATGGAACGCCAGTAGTTTCCGTCCTTCGCCATCGGGTCGATGATCGGGACGACTAGGCCGACCTGCGCGGAAGGGGCGAAGCCGATACAGGTGATCTGTCCGGCGGCCGTCTCGATGTCGATTGACAGATCGCAACTCGGCTGGATGTAGCGGTTGCGAAATTCATAGAGGTCGGCTATCGACGGCTCGATCCAAAACTCACGAGCCGGGCGACGGATTTCAGGATACGCGCTTTCTCGTAAGGCTTTCTCGAAATCAGCCATGACCACAGGCCGGAGCTTCCACTCGCGATTTACAGCCGAGGGGTGGTAGGTTGGTAAGACCTTACGACGACCAAGATAGGCCGCAGCTTGTCCGGCTGTATAAGATGGAGCGCCACGAACCTTTCGTATCCCGCTAACACCAAGGAGCGCCCACGCCGGAGTCGCGCCAGCAGCGATGATAACATTCGGGGCTTCCCGCTCGATCTCTTTAAAAAGGCGATCGAGTTCGGACTGGAATTCGGCACGTACATACTTGCCACTCGTAAGAGCCGGGTAGCCTTTGATCGCCGACTCCTTAGGTCCGCAAAGGTGTGATAGGTCGTTCGAATTTGGCGACGGGCGGAGGTTGAAAACATTGGTGAGGTACACTTCCTGCTTGGCGATGCCCGCGACGTTGAACATCATGTTGAGGACTGAGCCGTTCGGGCCGACGAAGGGCTTGCCTTCTTCAGCTTCACGCTCGTTGAATGCCTCGCCGACCAGCATCATTTTGTATTTCATGGGGATAGTCCGATATGGTTAGTACGCGGTGCGGACAAGCCATATCAGAATGGAATGTCATCATCCGCTGGCGGCGTCGGTGCTACTGTAAGTGGCGGCTGCCACTGATACCCAAGCAACTGATCATCGCGTTCCAAAAGCATCGCTTTGAACAAGATCAGGTAGACAAGCAAATCATCAACGCGACCGTCAATCGGTTCCATACGGTCGCGAGTTGTTTCAGTTGCCATGTCCTTGATATACTGTATCAAGGCGTCCCAATGCTTGGCGGCATACACAGCCCAGACTTGTTCCATTTCCAAGTCAAGTGCCAGGGCATTGCGGCGGAAGTTGGCGAGGCGGTCGATGTCGCCAGAATATTCACCGCCTTTTAGGCGCGAAAGCTGCTGGATTTTTGCAACAGTTACCTCGATCAATTCAGCATAGCGTTCATGCGAGAAGTTCATCTTCATCTCCTTGGTTGAAATAAGCTGCGCTGCTTCGGGCGAAGAACTCTGCATCTCGTTCAAGCCCAAGTACTGTTGGAGCGCCGAGCGCGGAGGCAGCTTTAAGGGCGTTAGCCGAACCCGCTGTCGGGTCGAGGACTCGGGAGTACTCATCAACAAACATCTCCATGAAGTGGCGTAGCATCGGCACCGGCTTCTCGCTCATATGAATGGATTTGTCCTGCCCAGCATGGGCAAAGACGTTCGACTTAGCTCGAACGATGAGACGGTCACTACGAGACCCGATGAAAGCTGTCTCGTACACTCGACGAGGTCCACGCGAGGGGTCGGGCAGGATGCCGGTGTTATCGGACTTGAACCAAACCAGCGGGAACGGGTTAACTGCCCACCCCATCGCTTCGAGCGCCAACTTTGTTTCATGATAGTAGTCCATCGAGAACCAGAACATCAAGTGGGCTGACGATGCCACAACATTATCCATAGCGGAAGAAAGAGTATCAACCAACTTCCAGTAGACATCAGGGCCATCAGCATAGCCACCTTGGGCTGCGGCCTGCCCTTGGTCATGCTTGTCAGCATTAACCCCGTAAGGAAAGTCACAGTGAATGAAATTGAAAGCAGGGCCAGTGTAAGCTGCGGACCATTCATGGAAATCCTCGTGTAAGAGGGGGGCTTTGCGTACCGGCTCGGTGGCGACAGTGGTGGCGGATAGGACGGCGTTGGTCGCGGCGATGCCGGCGGATGCGGCGGCCCTAGCTTCGGTGCGCTGCACGATGCCACGAGCGACGGAGAATTTTGGGGCCTCGCTGACGCGCGTGTTGCCGACGGCGAGTTGGCGAGCGACCGCGATCTTCTCGGCCACCGCTTGTTTGGAATAGCCGAGGGCGTCGGCTGTTTTGGTTTGGTTCCAGGTTGCGTCACGGAGGAGGCAAAGCTCGTGGTACTTGGCCACGGCCTCGCATTCTTCCTTCCACTCGATGTCGAGCCTGGATACGTTCTCTTCGAGTTCGAGGGCTTGCAATTCAAGTTCATCAAGCTGGTCTGTGAATTGCACCGGGATGTGCGACCAGCCCAGAGATTTGACGGCCGTCCAGCGGCGTTCACCTGTGCGGAGTTGGCCGCTGCGTTCGATGATTGGGAAATGAATTAGGCCGCGACGGGCGATTGACGCCGCAAGCTCGGGGATGTTCTTCAACTCACGGCGTTGCCGCGCATCGCGGTCCACCCAGATAGAGTCAACCGGGAACTGTTCAACAACGCCACTGGTCATTCCGCACCTGAGATTTGCAGGGCAAGGCGAGTTGGAACCGGGAAGGCGCGAAGGCCGCCCTCGTGCGAAGCATGCGCCTTGCACCAGCGGACGGCTTCCTCCTCCGAGAAGGTCTTGGCCTGCGCGAGGTCAGTACCGTAAGCGCCGGACTTGTTAACCCAGCCTTGACTGCGCATGAAGTAGACGTAATATGTTTCGCCCATTGGGGCCTCCTTCTAGTGAAAAAGAGAGGGCGCGTACGCCCTCTAAGTTATCGACGGGGTGTATCAAGTGTGATTTGGTATAACACCTGATTGGCAGTCCGTCGAATTATTCAACCGCTGCGGTCTTCTCGATTTCGGCGTAGACATCTTCCGGCTTATTCTTGTCCGGACGATGGCGGAGCTTACCGACGAAGCGCTTGTTCAGCGAGGCCGTGAGGTTTTCCATCAGACTCACATCCTCGTCGAGGCCGAGGTGGTCGACCAGGAAGCGGGTGAGGGAGTAGGTCGAGCGCTGCTGCTGGACTTCGTCCTCGTCATTGAACATGAAGGAGTAGCGGGAGAAGACGTTTTTGTACCCGCCGAACTTCTTCAGGTCATCGGCATCGACGTCATCTGCGTCCTCGAAAACGCCGACGGCTTGGCACTGGAAGTTGATCGAAGACCAAGGGGAAGTTTCGCTTTCCTTGATCTCGGGCTTCTTCGTGATCTGGAAGATATAGTGGCCAATCGGGGGAAGCGGGGGCTTCTCGACGGCGGAGGCTTTTACTGATAGGGCTTTGTTGAAATCCATTGGACTTTCTTTCTCTGCTTCTGGACTGTTGGACTAATTGGCTTTCAGAGCTGCGAAGAGTTCTGCCATGCCAGTTTCAAGCGGGAGGTCCTTCATGTCGGGAAAAGCGAAGGGGGCCTCCAGCTTGACATCGACTAGTTCAGTTGGAACTAGCCGGATGCGACGTTTCACGTTGAGGCCGGTGCCGGAGCGCTCGGCGACAACGAGGTTGTTGAAATACTTTCCGATCTTAGGGCCCAGCTTGCTGCCGAGGGCGGATGGGTAGCCCTTGGTCGTGCCGTCCTTCAACTCAGTGTAGTTGATATGCGCGATGACGATGACGTTAGTTTTGAAATCGTCGGAGGTGACCATCGAGATGATGTTCTCGATAGCGGTCTGGCCGGTGTTGTACCACTGCCTCCCGTCCTTGGCAAGTGGGTCCATGCCCTGGGCCCAGTTGAGGGATGCGTTACCGAGGGTGGTTAGGGTGTCGATGACGAGGATTTTATCCTTGCCCCATTCGCTCGGCGTGGTGCCGTCGTCCCACTCGGTGAGGTACTTGGCGACCTCGGTGAAGGCGGTGGCCTTCTTGACAGTCGCGCCATAGGTCTTGTCGGCCTTGAACTGATCGCGGACGGAGACGAAACCGATGGAGCCCAGGCGATCGGGGTAGAGTTTCTTGGCGAAGGCTTTGAGGACGCCACGGCCGGAGTCGAGGTCGAGTAGGCGGAGGTCGTAGTCGGGAACGAGGGAGACGAGGCTGCCAGTCTTGCCGGTGCCGGAGTCGCCGATGTAAAGGAGCTTGACGAAGTCACTGGCTTCGGCGTCGTCTTGATCGAGGGCGGGCATTAATAGGCACCACGCGTGGACATTGCCGCCTTGCTTGCCGTTTCCGGAGCAGCTGTACCACGCACGGCTTCGTGTAGGCGAACTAGTTCTATGCGGAAAGTATTTTCGATTTCAGACATCGCTTCAAGTTTGTGCTGGAGTTGATCCAGCATTGCACTCGGCGTTGGCTCAGCTGTATCCATTGTAACGCGACGCATGTCCGGGACAGGCGGATACCCTACAAGTTCTGTTACGAGGTCGTTAAGTTGCTTCTGCATCTCGGAATAACGCAAGATGCAGTTTTCTAGTTGATTGTTCAGCGAGGCAAGTGAAGACATGGTGGGCTCCTTGGTTAACGACGTGTAAGCGGGTCCCAGCTCGGACCCTTGTCAAAGTCCGCGCGCAGGAAACGTTCGCGTGCGTTGGGGTCGAGGGAACAAATCCCTCGGAACTCACACCCGCCGAAGTTGCCGCAGGAGCTGGGGTTCATATCGAGTTCCCGATCCTGCGTTTGCTTCCGGGTGCGGTGGATCAGGCGCATGGTCTGGTCGTACCATTCGGTGAGCTGCCCTGCCGTGCGCATGGTGAAGCCGCGAGCGAAACGGGTGAAACCCACGGCGATCTGCGCTGCGTCGATGATGACGCCTTTGACCGGCAGTTTGTAGATGTGCTGGCCCGCGAAGGTGTATAGGGACATCTGCGTATCGGGGGAGTACTGGTCGAAGTAGTAGCTGGTGAGCGCGGACCCGGTGGTTTTCTGATCCATGACGTACATGTTGTCAGCGTACTCGGCGAGGCGGTCGAGGTGGCCTGCGAGGAGGATGTCATCATCGACGGGGAGGGTGAAGGAAAGCTCAACGGCGGGCTTGCCGGAGTCGAGGATGACGGGGGTGGCTGGGTCGGCGGCGAATTGCTCGAGGTACCAGATGATGGAGCGGATCAGGGTGGCGCGGGTTTTGAGGTTGTGAAGGCTGTCCCAGGGTGCGCCGCCTTCGGCTTTACCACTGCCGTTGCAATCAGGACAAGGGACGTCATCGCTTGCTGTCCCTACCCCGCCGTCGCGCTCGTTGAACGAACCGGCGCCCTTGCAGGTATCGCATTGCGGCCGATCCCATGTATCGACCAGCGCTTCCAGCACTACCGCTTCCAGCGCCGCTTCATGATCAAGACCCAGGGCCTTATGCTTATGGAAGTGTTCAACAGCTGTGGCGTAGTGGCCGCCGAAGCGGAGGTGGACGCCCTTGCCCTTGGGCTGCCAGCCTTCGAGCATCTTCAGCTGGTATTTGCGGCCGCAGGTTTCGGCCAGCTTGATGCTGGTGCTGTCCCAGGCGAATTGCGCGCCGGTTGTGTCGAAACTCTTCGAGCGTTTGATGTTGAGTTCCATTAGAGGATGTCCAATTCAAACAGGGCCCAAATGAAAGCGGCGTCGGCAACTGCAAAACCTAACAACGCTATCACGGTGTTTATGCGGTCAATGCGCGTAACGTTTGGCCAGCGCGAAGCATTCACAGACTGCCACAATGTAAACCAAAAAAGAAAACCGAGGATGACAGCATGGGCCATTTCAAAACTCCAGCTTACCAAGGTCAAGCTTCTCGCTGAGCGAGGCGACCTGTTTGGCCCGGCCAGTCTTTGGCTTCGTGTTACCTGCGCCGACTACGCCGAGATTAAACTGCGCGCGCATCTCGCGGAAGCGGGCGATGATCTGACGCAACTCGCCGCCGTCGGTGGAGTAGGTGAGCGGGTCTTGCTGCATGAGGTCGTTGATGTCAGTCATCGAATTTCTCCGTTTTCCCGGCGCAGTTTGTTGAGCCGGAATTGCAATTGCGACTGGTTGTAGAGGCAGTATTCGAGGGCAAGCTGCAACTGGGCGAAATTCTCAGCTTCCTCGCGGAAGCGAACCTCGGCCTCAGCCCGCGTCAGTGTCGCTACTTCCGTCGTCTTCAAGCGAGAGTAGCTGAGTTCCATCTTCCCGGCCCTGTTCCAAGCGTTCGATTGTGTTGCGCAGCATGTGACGGATCACCTTCGAAGGCGGAACTGTCGGGTAGAAATCCCGAATGCGCTCGACGTCCCCGGCGAAGAAGAACATAGTGTGCTTGTGGATTGGGCGGCCTTGCTTGTCTTTAGACATCGAGGGCCTCCTTCAAATCAGCGATGCTAGGGTTGTGCATGATCCATAACTCGTTAGGGTTGTTCGGGTTTGTCCGCAGGATCATGCCTGCGAGGCGAGGGTCTTTCGCCTTAGACCGGGCGACGTGAAGGATGTTTTGCAGGGAGGCGAGGTTGGTTGCCTCCACTGCAATGCCGTGCTTGGAATTGAGGGCGAGGTACCAGTACTCGATCCAAGGAACTACGGGGGTAGGGCGTGACATTAGTCCTCGCCGGCTTCGTCGTCCTCGTCCGTCTCGACAGTGGTGTCAAGCTCGAAGCCGGTGGAGATTTCGATCATGAGCGTAGGCTTCTTCGGATCAGTGAGGTCGAAGATGCCGCACATGATAATTTCCGGCTCGTGGTCCTCGGCGATGTTGCCGTCCTCGACCATTGCTTCGCGCTTGGCGGGGTCCAGGTATTGGTTGATCTGCGCGTTGACTGGCTTGCCGATGAAGCCGAGGAACCACTCGGTGCCGTCCTCGTCAGTGTACATAACCTTGATCGCCTGGTCGTCGTACTCGTTGTCGGGGTCGAGGACGAGAAAGAGGTCGGTGCCGACGGGGAGGCTGTCGAAGACAGCACGGGTTTCCGCTGGGCGGAATTGGCGACCGACGAGTTGGGGAAGGAACTGCATGGTGGGCGGACCTTTGGTTGGGGGCTGGCGGGGTATTCGTGAGAGACCAGCTGCGAACGGCAATTGTCCAGTGGACCTTGCGCATCACTCAGGCTGCCGCGTGTTCACCACTTCTAGACAGCTAATCTCACAAGAACACCCCGCTTCCAGTAAAACGGAGGAAAAACTGGAAGCGGGGCTCACGCTCTTTGCGGGGCGGCTAGAGCGCGAGGTCGTCGCCGAGGGCGTCAAGGTTGGCCTTGCGGGCCTCGACGTTCTTGCGGGCGAGGATGAGGAAAGGTTCACGCTGAGCGACTTCGTCGATCTTGGCGTCGATCTGGGCCTTGTAGGCCTTCTTTTCCTCGTCGGTCGCGTCCTTCGGGGGAGTGAGGGAACGCGGGGGAACGGCTTCGGCGAGCTTGCCCTTGACCCATTCCTTGGCCAGGGCGCGGGCTTCGCGTTCGATCGGGTCGAGGGTGCGGCTGCCGCCGCCTTCACCCGGCATCGAGAAGCTGTAAGCTGCGTCGGTCTCGGCGAATGCAGGGGCCAGATCGGCTTCGGCAAGTGCACCTTCTTCACCGGCGACGGAGGCCTTGACCTTGGGGGCGAAGTTGTTGCGGAGGTTTTCGCAACGGACCTGGTTCAGGGCGCGGGCTTCAGCGTCGGAGAGGACGTGACCGGCGGAGTAAGGAAGCGAGACCGAAAAGGAAATGCCCTGGATGATGATCGAGCGGGTGCTCGGGCCAGCGGCGACGGCTTCGTTTTCGGTCTCGGCTTCGGGGGCAGTTTTGGCCATTGGGGGTGCTCCTTAGAATGGCGGTTTGGGTTCGGGGCGGGGCACCATTTGCCCCGACCATTTTTGTGTAACACTTCTCGGCGGGTGTGTAAAGCGGTATTTGCAGGAGGAGGCGGGTATGGCGTGTACGCCGGGCGGACAAGCCATATTTGGCTACAAATTTTTCAGATCATCGTAAAGAGTGTGGTCAAGGAGATGCGCGAACTCCCAAATGGCGCAAGAGGTGATGCCCATCTCAGTGAAGATGATGGATTGCAGGCCGTCGTGAAGTTCCTCGAACCGCTTAGGATGGATTGGTGCGCGGAAATGCTCGCGGATTATGGCGTCGACGTCATCCCACTTCAGTTCCCACGCGAACTCAGTCTTGCGGACATCGACGCCTGCTGCCTCATCGCGGAGGACCTCGCCGAAGAGAGTGCCGAGGGCGAAGGCGATGGTCATGCACTTAGTCATTTCTTCCATACGCGTGGCGCGGAGGTCTTCGTATTCGGGTTTGGAAAGTTTATTCATCGTCTTTCTCCGAGAAATAGTTGGCGCTGTTCGCGTAGTAAAGGGTGTTCTTGCTACGCGTTTGCATGACGTATAGCAGGTTCTTATCTTGATCTTGATCCTTCTTGATCAAATCGCGATCGAGGATGAAGACGGTTTCAAATTCCAGCCCCTTGGATTTGTGGCCGGTCATCAGTTTGACAGGACCGGCGACCTCCATTACCCTGCGAGCGTACTCAACGGTCTTAGCAAGCGTCTTGCCCTCACGCGCGAAGATGCGTAGGCATTCGGCCTGATCGTGGACGCGATCTGGGTTGCGGCTCTTTTCCAGCTTGGCTTCCTGCCACTCGGCGATGGCAAGCAGGACGTCTTCTTGCTTCATGGAAGGCGGACCAAGTTTTTCGAGTTGTTTGATCAGGGCCTTGCCGAGGTCGTTGCCGACCAGTTCCGGGTAGCGACCATCGCGGAGCAGGCGCATCGCCATGGAGAAGAGCGGGGCGTTGTTGCGGCAGATGATGGCGACGTCCTCGGTTGGGATGGAGTTGATGTCCCACTCGTGAAGAGAGGCGACGTGGCCGGGCTTTGCCCAAGCTGGGTACTGCATATGAGGGGCGCGCCAGCGGGCTTCCTCCACGACGGCGATGGGGCACCGGAAGCTGATGGTGAGGCCGAACTCCTTCATGTTGAAGGTCTGCTTCATGGTCTGCATGGAGCGGTCGTGCGCGCCACGGAAACCGTAGATGGCCTGTAAATTGTCGCCGACTGCGATGAGGCGTTTGCGGGCGATCTTGCGCAGCATGACGTGGTTAAGGGAGGAAAGGTCCTGGGCCTCGTCAACCATGACCAGCGGGGTATAGTCGAATACGGCGGGGAAGCAGGTGGGCATGAGAAGCTGGTCGTTGAAATCGATGGTGCCGAGCATGGCTTCGTGGAGGGACTCGACACTGGCCTCGAGGACAAGTTCCTCGAAGAGGGGATCGGGGCGGTCTTCCAGACCGGCAAAGAACTCGTCGTTGCCAACAAGCGATTTGGCGAGGTTGGAGTAGTGACTGTCGGGTATCCAGCCGCTGCTTTTCCCGGTGTCGACTGCCCGCATGAGGTCGGCGAGGTTCTCGAAGGCCCACTTCTTTTCTTCGCCCGGAAGGGCGGCGATAAGCGTGGTGAGAATGCGGTGGGTTTTGCGGGCGTCGAGGTTGAGGCGGCGGCCGAGGTACGAAGCCCAGGCTCGGTGGCCCAAGCTGTTAAGGGTTGACGACTTGCAGTTAGTTGGAAGGCGTTCGGCCATCTCCTCTGCGATGCGCTTGTTGAAGGCGAGGCAGAGGATTTCCTTCTTCGGCAGGGCCTCGGCGATGAGTACGAGGGTCGAAGTCTTTGCGGCGCCGGCCAGGGCCTGGATCATGAGGTTGTCCTGGGTCTCAACGGCGGCGGTGATGATGAGGGACTGCTCGGGGGTGGGCGGGTGGGCGAATTTCATTTCAGCGTTTCCTTTGCGCGGGCTGAATTTAGCAGTTAAGAAACATATTTCGCCATGTCATAGCCGTTCATGAAATCCTTGAGCAGCTGTGCGCTTTCACGCATGGTGAGGTAGTTGGTGGCGCGGCGTTTGCTCGAATAGATCGCCTCTTCGCCAGCGGAGTCGTAGTTGGGGTTGACGGAAAGGCCGGCCTTGAACGCCATGAGCATTTGCACGGCTTGCTGTAAGTCGGGGGCAGGGACCTCGACGGCGACGGTCCAGTAGTTTTGATCGGAATTGCGGGATACGCGAAGGTCGGCGAAGAAGGTGGTCATGCTTTTTGCTCCGGAAAGTTATGGTGAACGATATGGGCCTGCGAAAGTAGTTCGCGGACCTCATCTGCGTTGTCGAACTCGAACCAAATCCAGTCGCCGTCGGTGGTTTGCAGGGTCAGCTGCGGATCGCCGCCTTGACCCGCAAAGTTTGGGAAGAGTTTACATTCAACAGGCTTGCTCATTCGTTGTGAGCCTTCCTTGCGTTTCATCATTTTCATCTTCCAGCACTCCTTCAACCCAGGTTTCATATTCCCATCCTGCCTCCCGGCGAACCCAAGCTCCGTAAAGCTCGCTTCCGTCAGGCCGGATGGCCAGCAATTTCTTATCCTTGACGTTATGATTTAATGGCATTTTTCCCCTTCATTAGCTCGGCGATGTATATCAACTCTTCCGGTTGCATGGCCTGGATGGAAAATTCCGGCTTGCCGCAGGACCAGTTTTCTGTAAGCCGGACTTTGCGGGCGAGGCGCTCGCCGAATGGTGTGCCCTGCGGGGTGAATTTGTAGAAGTAGCCCATCGGGGATTTATCGCGTGAAATATACATGGGCTAGAAATCCAAATCAAGTGCGAGATTGAGTGGCGGTTTGCTTGTCGCGTACGCCCCTTGCGGATGGCGGTCGCAATAGGCGCGGGTTTTGGAAAGTGCGTCGTTGATAGCGGCCTGCGGCATCATGCCGATGCCGATTGCTCCGAAGTAGGTTTTGGATTTGACCGACTTGGTGTAGACGATCCAAGGGCGGGAGGCGTGGTCTTCGGGCAGGTGGCGGAAAGCTGGGCCACCTGCCATTGTCGGGCTGTGGAGGTATTGGAGGATGAGTTCATCCTCCGGGTACTCGAATTCAATTTTCATCTTACACGCCCTTGAGGGATGCGAGGTCAAGGGCCTGGGCGATGGCCCGATCCATGCCTTCATCGCCGATTGGGAGCGGCAGGGTTGCGGGCTGGGCGTTGAGGGTGACGGATTGCAACTCGCCGCCAATTTCCAGCTGCCCTTCCGGCTGCCGATACGGCACGATTTCAATGATGTTGTCCTTGCGGCGGAGGATCATGTTGTCGTAGGGGGTTGGTGGCTGGAAGCCCTTATTGCCGGATGCGAGGCGGAGTTGCTGCATCAAGAGCTTGCGGTAGTTGTAGGCGCGAGCGACCCACTTAGTCGCCATGCCCTTGTTGGGGAGGATGTAGCGGACGGAGGGCTGTCCGGATGCGAAGGCCTGGGAAAGGACAGACGCGACGTCGGCGTAGGAATTGATGTTGGTTGAGAGGGTCATAGGATCAACTCGATAACAGTGCCTGGGGGAAGGTATTCGATGCCGCGACCGGAGGTTGCCTTAATGTCCTGGCCTTCGCGACCGGTAAATTGCCCCTTGCCGACGATTATAATCCCTCGGCTTTGGGAGATCATTAGGAACAATGTGCCGCTGTCGCGCCCGATTGCGTAGTTTGACCTACTTGGTCGGCCCTTGCTGCGAATGTAGAACTCAGCCATTTATTCCTCCTTCCGGGTCAGGCCTGCTTGTGCATCGCGTAGCTCAGTGATAGCGCGGTCGGCGATCTCAATCGCATCGTCAATTGCGCCTCGTTCCCGGAGCATGGAGTCGATTTGGGCCTGGACCACTTCGCGGCGGCGGGTGAGCTGGATGATCTCACCATCGAGAAGAGACGCGAGGCTGTCGCGGTGATCGACGGCTGACATGGTTGCTGACTCGGGAGTGTTTTTCATTTCTTTTCCTTTGAAAGTAGGCGCGGGATGCAATTGAGGGTCTCGGCCAGGGCGAGGATAGTTGGAAGGGCGATGTTGTCGCCTCGACGGATGTTTGTTAGGACGTTGGGGCTGAGGCCTGCGGCACGGAGGATTTCAAGGCCGGTTCGCGGATCGGCCTCGACTTCATCGAGGATGTCCTGAAGGATGGGCGGGAGGTTAGGGACTGGGCGAAGGCGGGGCATCACTGTCCATCCCCCTGTTCAAGAGCGGATTTGAGGGCGGCGCGGGGTGTATCGCCAAAGCCCAACAGGGTCCATTCTCGGTCGCTGCGATTGCCGCTGCGCTCAAAGAGCCGCCAGCCGTAGTCGCCTTCTTCGTCGTTGCGCTCCTTCGGCCCCCAATCAAGTTCCCAGCCCACGTGCTTCGACATTTCGGCAAGCAGACTTGTTTCATCACCGCTTATCTCCACCCCTCCGGCCGGTGTTGCGGGCTGGGGAGAGGCGTTCAGGAATTTGTGGGCGTCGGCGTGCCAGTTTTGGTACATCTGCGAGACGTTAAATTGCGCCCGCACGATTAGGTCGATGGCCTCGGCAAGTCGTACAGCCTCCGTTGGAGCGGGTAGGTCGAAAGCGCTCGCTGGCGGGGACGTGAGGGCGGAGATACCCGCCTCGATAGCCATCCTCTTGTGTGCGACGGCGTTTTCAAGAGCGCCGCGTAATGTGTGGCCGCTTGACCTGTGCTCCTGATACCGCGTCCAGTCGGCAATGCAGACTACCGCATTGTTTGGCTGACCGTTGAAGTCCGGATTGTCGCAGAGGATTTCGACACTTGCCCCCTCTTCGCGGCGCAGTTCGTCAATCGCGGCAACGATGGCTAACACCTCGTCGTTCGCCCTCACCCCTTCCCCAGTATTGGCGATGGCGCGGCGGGATTGAAGTTCCTCTTTGATTTTAGCCCATTCGCTCAGAGGTATTTGAACTACGGGTTCGCCCACCTTGTACGTATAGGTGTCGCTCATCATTTGACGATCCTCTTCACGTCGCTTGGATCACCGATAAACGCCAACTTCTCGCGCAAAACTAAGCGCATGCTCGTCGCTGGCGGCCACGATGTAGCGGTAATGATCCCCGAAATGCCCCGCGCCCCAGCGCACATGGGTAATAAACCGATGCGTGGCCTCGTCTTTTGTGGTGGCATGACGGGCCAGCCGCTCGTCGCTCACTTCCTCAACGCTGTCTGTCATGGCGCGACCTCCAAGGCGGCGATGAGGTTTTCGAGTTCCTCGATCACCGTTTCTGCCCACTCCGGCAGGTTCGTGAAATTTGTGTCGGGCTCGTAATCGCCGTGTTCATCGACGATTTCCTCGATCCGTTTTTCGAGCAGCCGCTTGTAGGTTTTCCTCCCCGCCAGCCCTTCCTGTGCTAGGGCGATTAGCGAACGGAGGGCAGGTGCGTCGCTAAGGACTTGGGATTGGACTGGAAGCGCCCCGAACAACCAGCAATTCCAGCTTACCGTTGCCCGCGCATAGAACTCGCGGGCCTGAGCTTCGTCCTCAAAAACCGCATCGCGCATATCCTGATCGTCAAAACGGACGATAAACATGCGCTTGTCCTGACGGTCGCCCGGCTGGCACCATTTCGCGTGCTTCGGAATTGACGCCGTGAACGGCGTTACGTTCGTCACGCCTTCGAGGTCTGCGAGCCATTCCGCCAAGCGCTCGGCTGTGAGTTCATTCGTCACTTCACACCCCCGTTCAAAACCGGAACCTTCGCCACGCGTGCGCCAAGTTGCACACTGGTCGGGGTGAGTGAGTTGCCATCCTGTACGCGGGTTGGCGTGCGCTCGGCGAATACGCAGGTGTAGGAAAGGAAGGCGAGGCCCTGGTTGTTGATGCGGGCTTCCTCGCCGGAGGCCTCGCAGGCGGCGAGGGATGGGTACTCGTGCGGGATGACGGCCATGGAAGAGCCGGTGGCGTGGAAGCCGTCCGGGGCCTGGCCGAGAATAAGAAAGAAGATTGCGGCGGTGGTGTTCATTTTAACCTCATTTACGAAGCGAAGCGCTTCCAGCAACGCACCGCGAAGGCGCGTTGGAAGAAGAACTCAGCGCCAAGCGGCGGCCTCGAGGGTGAGTAGGCCGGAAGGCTCGGACTCAATCACATCGGCGATCTGGTCGAATGACATACAACGCTCATCATTGTCTCTGGTTAGCATTGCCTCGGCATTGTTGCCGTATTCACCGTACGCGGTAGCGAAGCCGTAGTACTCACGAACTTCTTTTGGCAACTTGCTGAGCTCGCGATTGTGCTGCGTAACGTAAAACCAGCTATCATCATCTGTCATGGTCCACTTACCGAGCTGGCTGATTTCACAACCAACGCCGAGGCAGCAAAATCTGCCGTTGTCGGCCATGAGAACGCCAATTGCCTGTTGGTATTGGCCGGACCGAAGGGCGGCGACGAGGGCCTGACGATGGGTGCGCTGTTCTTCTGGGGTGTACATCAAACTGTCCAATCAACTGTGCCGGTTGCGGCGAGGTGGCGGAGGGTGCGGACGGCTTGGTCGGCGGGGATGGTTGACCAACAAGCTTCCTGCACATCACCTGTACGGTAATCTGGATGATTGCGGGCGTAGAATAGTTGGTCGGAAAGACTATCGCCTTCGCCCAATACGTGTCTCGGGAGGCCGAGCCAATTGGCTGCGCCATCATGCTCGCACCAGCCGGAGATAAGCGGCTGTGTTTCTTGTAACTTGAACCGAATGGCGTTGACCCAACCGGCAATGCAAGCTGTGGTGCTGCAGTTGTGCCCGGTCATGTCAACGCCGTAGGCCTTGTACCCGATCATGTTAAACCCGAGCCACGGGATCGTGTGATGCTCAATAGCATCGGCGACGGCGAGGATGTTTTCGGTGTTCATTTCAGTCTCCGTTAAATGTCAATCAACAGATCGAGGTTAAGTTTCGTCTTCGTTTCCACCTTGCGCTCAACCGGCTTGGCCGCCTTGCGCACCGGCCCGTTGAACTCATGTGGCTTATCATCCAGCGCGCGGACGCCGATCGGGATGCGACGCACTGGCGTGGTGTTGAGGGCCTCAATCCGGGCGATGATCCGCGCGCCCTTTTCATCCTCCCCTTCTGGGTTGCGGAGCAAGTTGCTGCGGGCGAAGATTTCGGCCTCCATATGTCGGCGGCCGAGCTGGTATTGCAGATGCGCGGCGTCGTCCAGGCCCTGCAAGTGTTGGGCGCAGAGAAGGAGGCGGGCGGCCACCTCGGCGTCGATTGCCGAAATGTCCTGGGCGTAGCTTGCGAGGAAGGCGGCGTCGATGTTGATGAAGATGTCAGGCATGTGGGCCACCCGAGACGTTCGAACTGCAAGCGTCACGCATGGCGATTGGCCTTCGCCCGCTGCTTCGCGCCTATGTGCGGGATGTATTTGTTGGGCTGAGGTGGGACGCGTACTGGCAAGCCCATGAGCTTTTGCGCAAGCGCGTTTTTGCGGGCCCGCATTCGCACGAAGTAAGCTGGGTTCAGGCCAGGGTGGTTCTTCAGATCGACGGGCATAAGGCCCTCCTTGGTTGGTAACGATGCTAACCGCATCAAGGGATGCACACGCAAGCGTGCATCCGAAGCTGGGGTTATCGTTGCGTCTGCAACCATTCTTCAAGAGCGGCAATTGCGCCTGCATAATCACGGGCCTTGAATGTCTTGCCCGTGATACTTGCGGCTCGTGTCATCATCGCCTTTGGTGTCCAGGCGCTGTTGGGTTTCATGCCGGTTACTGCGTAAAGGCGAAGCCCGGCTTTCAGGGCAATGGCGGTGTAGGTAGTTACACCAGACTCGCCGGTAAACACAAGAGCGCCCATCACAGCTTCCCCTCACATTCCGCCTTCGTCCCAACAAATCGACCTTCGCCGACCTGGGCAAAGCTAACCGCTCCTGTAAGGGCCGCAACAGTCTCAGGCCGCCCTTGCACCGCATGCCCGTTCACGCGAACAGTAACCACAGGCCAAGTGGCCTCCCATTTATCTTTCCCGGCTTCGAGTTGCGTCAACATTTAAAATCTCCGTTTAAAACGTGCGCTTTGCGCAGGTTGGCGGGCGGTTGTGCCCGAATATGGCTTGTACGCACGGCGGACAATATGGCTTCGCCTACAATCTGCCGTGCCCCCATTATACCACAACTCGGTATGGCCCGCAACCGGGGTGTTGAGGGGTATCACCGATACCCCCTTAAAATACCCCCATCCAATACCCCCAAGCCTGCCCCTCATATGGGGGGTAAGCGGTATTTTGCATGCCTTCTCCAGCCGTCCTATCCTAATTCCTAAAAATTTAAAAAAAAATTTCAAGAATAGATAAAAATTGGCGAGATTTTTCGAGAGAATGGGGGGTAAAATCGGCCTACCCCCCGCATGAGGGTCAGGTTTGGGGATGCTGGATGGGGATGTATTGAGGGGTATGTGTTGCGGGGGCCGTGGACGGGCGGAAGCGGTGGCTGGTGGGTGTGTGGCGGAGGCACCTGTTGCAGCCGGTGGCGGTGCCTCCCCGGTGCGGCAATCGGCCATTGGCGGTTGATCGGGCGCGGGGTTTCCCATTCCGCCAATCGCGGCCCACATATGGCGTCAACTCGCTTTTCAGGCAAATGCACGCACAGCGCCATGAAAAAAGCCGGGGGCAGCTTTCACCCCCGGCATGCAGCTTTTGAAAATAATTTACATTTTCTGCGATTTTATGAAAATTTTACAGTCGCGGAAAGAGTCGACCTCGATATGGTGGCGACATATTGTCGCATATGGCTTTGCCTAGCAAAACACCGCCCCTGTGCAGGCAAGTGCGCCGATCGCATGCGCAACAACTGCAAGTGAAACGATGAAAACCCAAGCGCATGCGCCCATTGCGATTAGAACGCGCCACTCGGTGGGGGTGAGGTACATCATATGACGATCTCCGCCTTCTTACTCACAATGCTA